GTGGTGCGTCAATCAGCTCCGCATCCTCGCGGTCGCGGCGATCGTCTATCTCCAGAACCCGACGTTGCAGATCGAAGCGGCACCGCTTGCCGCCTAAGCATTTTGAGGGAGAACTCTGATGGCGCTTGAGCTGCCGACCAAGTGCTGCGACGCCAATGGCGGGCGCATCCAAATCCGCGTCAACGGGCAGGTTTACCAGACGCGCGGCGGCGTGACCCTTCGCCCGATGCTGTTCGAGCGCACGGTCGAGGCGAACGACGACGGCTCGCTCGCCATCAAGACGGTGCCGAGGGAGGCGACGGCCGATATTATCTTCGCCTTCGGTTGCGGATTTCCGCTGGCTCTCTTCAAGGATTGCCGGGTGGATCTGACGATCTTGTTCATCGACATGGTCGAGACTTGGCTGATGACGGCCGCCACCTTGACGGGACGGCCCGAAATCAGATCGGTCGATGGCACGATCACGGGCGGCATCTTCGCGGCCGACAACTGCACCAACATTACGACCGGCCAGTCCGGCTAAAAGATTTCTCCGGAAGCCTTCTTTGGGGCGGCTTTAGGAGATCGACGCCGGGGCTGGCTCAACAGCCTCGGCGTCACCCCTTCCCCTCCTCGGTCTTCATGCGCAGCTCAAGCTCCTTGGCGAACTCGCGCAGCTCCTTGTCGATATTGTCCATGCGCTGCATGTCGGCCTCGGTCGGCTCCTTGTCCTCTTCGAGCGATCCCATGATGCCGTGGAAGAGGTGCTGGGCGCCCGCGAAGAAAGCCCAGCGGCATTCGTCGATCTGAATCTGCGGGGCGTCCTCGGGCAGCACCCGGCCCTTGTAAATGGCAAAGCCCGCCGCGACGAACTTGCCGGCATCCATGAAGCCTTGAGATAGCGATTGCGTCGCGGCGTCGATGATCCGCTGCCGCCTCTTCGACTCACCCATTGCGTAGCCCTTTCGTTGATTGCTAGAAGAGAGCTTCTCAAAATTCCACAATCGGAGCAAATCGCAAATGCCAGAAATCAAGGTGCCGCTGACGCGCCCGCTCACGACCCATGACGGCGTCTTGAACGAGATCACGCTCCGCGAGCCGCATGCGCGCGACTTCATCGCCATGAAGCGGCTGCCCTTCTCGATCGTCTTTCACCAGAGCGTCCGCCCCGGCGAGATGGGGCAGCCCGACGCCACGACCACGACCGAGCGCCAGGGCGAGCTGACGACCGACTACGACCTCGCTTTCCAGTGGATCAGCAGGCTATCGAAGATCGATACCCTGATCCTCGGCACCTTGGGGCTGCGCGACACGACGCGGCTCGTGAATGCGCTCCGGGCGATGATCGGCGAGGCAGACGCCGACCAGGACGACAAGGTGAAGGTTGAGGAACAGGTAAAAAACTGATCCGTCTCGTCGCCTATGTCAGCTTTGCCTCTGAAGGAGGCGGCGGGACCTTCTACGACAACCTCGATCGCAGCATCCCAGAACTCCTGATGTGCCAGGACGCGCTGACCGACTTCCTCAACAGGCGAGGACCCAAGCTCTAGCCCGAAATTGTGATAGTTACCGGGGAGACAGGAGCGCTCCCCTATGGCCAAGACCTTCGAAGCCAAAGTCCGCATCTCGCTGATCGACATGCTGACCGGCCCGCTGGCGAAATCCTCGGCCCAAGTCCGTCAGCACACCAGCATGATGACGGCGGAGTTCAAGAAGCTGGAGCGCGGCGTCGGCACCTTCATCGGTGCCTTTGCCGGCTTGGCGACCGTCACCCGCGAGATGGGGCGCCTGAAGGAGGTGATGACCGACTATTCGCGGGTGCAGCAGCAGATCCTCGCCTTGAACGTGCGCGCTCCGCCGGGGGCGGTGCGTGGCGGCCCTTTGCGCGGCACGATCGATTCGACCGAATACAGCCTCAACCGGAAGGCTCTCCAGGACACCTCCTTGGCGTTGTCGCAGCGCTACAACGTCACGCCGACTTCGGTGCTGGAAGAGATCCGGGCGCTGAAGCAAGCCGGCGTGTCGCTCAAGGGCGCCATGGACGCCGCCGGTCCCTTGGTGGCTCTGGCGCGCGTCACCGGGCACAAGGATCCTTTCGAGCTGACGCGGCAAGTCGTCAGCGCGGCGACCGAGTTCCGCATGCCGATGAGCACCGAGCTGCGCGCCGGGCAGACGGGCAAGACGGACATGGCCAGGAGCACCGAGCGCATGGCCAACATCCTGCTCTATCTGCGCTCGAAGAACATCACGCCGGAGGAATTCCTGGCTGCCAGCAAGTATTCCGGAGCGCTCGAAGCGACGGTCGGCGCGACGCCTGAAAGCTTTGCCGCGACTTTGGCAGGCTTGGCCGAGCGGCAAGTCAGCGGTTCGGCCGCCGGCACGCTGTTGCGCTCGGATGTCGGCCGCGCTCTGAAGCCGACCAAGGGGGCCATCAAGGCGATGAATCAATATGGCGGCTTCGAGAAGTTCGTGACGGAGGTGCCGGTTACCGGGAGGCGGCTCAAGGCCGCCATGATGACGCAGTTCGGCATGGAGGCGGGCGGCAGGATGCCGTCCGACGCCGAATGGGATGCGCTCGCAAAGATGCCGGCCGGCATGCGCGAGGGGAAGCTCAAGCAGATCGCCGAGGGCATGGCGCCGAGTGCCGTTTTCGCGGCCGAGCAAAATTCGCCCGACATGGTCACCCGCTCGCTCGAACTCGCCAATCTCCAGGCGAGCCGCTTCGTCAATTTGACCGGCGTCTGGAAGGGCGGGAAATGGATTCCCGGCCTCGTCGAGACATTGGCCGGCGATCAAGCGGCGATGGGCACGGTGTTCGAGGGGCGGCATCTGACGCGCAACCTCGCGCTCGCGCAATCGGTTCCCGCCATCAAGGAGATGATGAGACGCGGGCAAGGCGGGATCCCGGACAATCTCCTGGAAGAGGCGATGAAGATCACCAACACGATCGACAGTTGGGAATCGGCCTTCACCAAGCTCGCGAATTCCATAGAGCGGGCCTTCATCAGGTTCGGCAACTCGGCCGTCGGCAAGTTCTTCCTGAAGTGGATTGATCAGCTCGCCGACTGGATCGACGAGATCTCGGCCAAGTTCGAGCAAATGCCGGCGGCCGAACAGTGGAAATGGTTCGGGGCAACGATATCGGGCATCCTGGTGTTCCTCGGCGACATCATCAAGATCGCTGGCGATTTCCTGAGCGGCGATTTCATCGGCGCCGGCAAGGACATGGTGAAGCTCGGCGGCAAGTTCACGGCGGGTGCCGCAGCTTGGGATGCCACCGGCAAGCTGGGCGGCTCCGCTGGCGATCAGGCGTTGGCCGGTGTCGGTGGCGCCCTGCTCTCCCAGTTGAGCGGCGAGATCATCTCGAAGTTCCTTCAGTTCTTCGGCATGTCCAAAGGCGGCGCCGATTTCACCGGCAATCTGATCGGGGCCGGCGGCGTCACGGCGGCCGGCGTGATGCTGCCGCTTCTCTGGGAATACACGAAGAAGCTCTTTCACCCGATCGACAAGGGACTGCCGGATCCGGTCGGCGATGCCATGCAGGGGCTCGGCCTCGATCCCAACAAGCAGATCGATGTCTCGGCGCTGAAGGACTCAGGTCCGATCGGCGACTTCCTCTTGAAGCTCCTCGGCGCGAGGGAAGTGCCGCGAGATCCGAAGCTCGGCCCGAACTTTCCGACCGAGGGCGCCTTCAGGGTCTTCGGCTGGTCGGCCGGCGACATGAAAAACCCAGGCTATATGCCGCCCGCCGCCAGCTTCGACGAGTCGCGCGCGGCTGCCAAAGATCTCTCCGACATCGCCGATGCGACCGGGCATCCGTCGAAGGGTGAATGGCCGGAGATGCTGAAGACCGCTTTCCTTTCCGCGCTGACCCAGTTCGCGACCTCGCCGGCTTATGGCTCGGAACTCGGCAAGGGCAACTTCGGCGCGCTCGGCGGCGGCTTCGGCTTCGGCCTTGGCGGCACGGGCGGCAAGATGGGCGGCGGTGCCTGGGGCGGCGGCTCGATCGGCGCGAGCTTCATCACCGGAGATCCGCTGATCGATTCGCTCTTCAAGGGCGAGGGCACTGGCGGCAACTGGAGCGCGGTCCTCGGGCACGGGAAGGGCCTTCCCGGCGTCGATCTGACCAAGATGACCCTCACCCAGGTCCTGGCCCTATCTGCCAGGATCAAGGCCCAATACGGTCTCGGCGCCGGCCCGATGGGCGCCTTCCAGATCGTCGGGAAGACCTTGCGCGGGCATGCCGCAGCGCTTGGCATGGATCTCGACAAGACCCTGTTCACTCCGGAGACGCAGCAGAAGCTCTTCCGCCACATCCTGGCGACCGAGGGACCGGGCGCCTGGAAGGGATTGCACGGGCGGCAATTCTCGCGCGAGCAAATCCAGCACGCCCTCCACTACGTCTTTGGCAGCGCGGCCGGCGGCGTGGGCGGCGGCGCGATCGGCGATCTCGGCGCCTATGGCGAGCACGGCGGCGTTTCAGCCTTGGGCGGTGAGGGGCTCAATCCGAGCTTCGCCGACAAGCTCATGAAGCTCCACGAATTGGCCAAGGCGCGGGGCATCGACTTCAAGATCCAGCCCGGCATGGGCTATCGCTCCTACGAAAAGCAGTTGCAGATCTGGCTTTCGCATCGCGGCACTGGTCGGCCGGGTGCGCGGCCGGGCTTGAGCTACCACAATTATGGGCGGGCCGGAGATCTTCAAAATCCCGACGGCACCTCGATGTCGCTCGCCAACGCGGTCGCCTTGGGCCATCTGGCTCCGCAAGTCGGGCTCACCTGGGGCGGCGTCTTCAACGATCCGAAGCATTTCCAGCTTGGACCGGCCGGCGGCGCCGGTTGGATCGGCCGCCGGCAGCAGCAGTCGCGGCTCGACGTGCATATCCATGACGACGGGGTGCGGGTGCAGGCCAAGGGCGACATGCCGATCCGGGCGAACTATCGCGGCAAGCGCATGGCCGATGTCGGCTCCGGCTCCAATCTCAGCTTCGGCGCGAACTGGTGGAATAAATAAATGCCGCTTCTCCCGGCCTCCTACATGGGCGTGCCCTTCCATGTGAAGCAGGATCACGAGTCGGTCGGCCGCCGGCTGGTGAAGCACGAATATCCGAATTCGGAGGATTGGTTCGTCGAGGACCTCGGCGTCAAGACGCCGACCATCTCGGTCACCGGCTACATTTCGACCGACTGCGAGCCGGAGATCGCCTACCTCGCGGCCGAGGCGCTGGTCGAGGCTTGCGGCCAGATGGGTCCGAATCCGCTGATCCTGCCGCCTTCGGACTTCTTCCTGGTCCATTGCGACAGTTGCAAGAGATCTTTCGACAAAGACATCCAAGGCTACATGGCCTTCGATATGGAGTTCATCGAAGAGGGCGATTCGGCTGGCGAGGCGCCCTTCCAGATCGGACTCGCGATCCGCTTGGTGTCGGCGGCGTTCGACGGCGCTGCGGGTGCGATCATCGACATCGCGGCCTCGACCATCGAGGCGATCGGCGTCCTGCCGGAAGCCTTGCTGATGGCGGGCGACGTGGTGCGCACCGGGCTTGCCGTCATCGATGATGCGGCGCAGCTCGCCGTTGTGCAGCCGGACTATGCCGCGACGCTTTCGACTTCGCTCGCGACCGTCGTCTCGTGCGTGACGAATTTCGAGAACTCCGGCTCGGCGACCTTCTATTCCCCGCCGAACAAGACCCTGGTGCAGCCGATCGTCATGGCGGCGCCCGGCGCCCCGCCCTCCTTCGGCAAGCCGGCCTTGACCTTCACCTATCTCGTGACGGCGATGGCGAACTACATGAAGCTCGTGACCGACACGACGACGCAGCCCATGGCGCTCGCCGCCAATCTGCAAAGCGTCGTCATGCAGATCGGTCAGGATCCGACGCCCAATTACGGCAAGTCAGTTTCGCCGGGGCGCATCGTCGACACCGACTTCTCGACCGTGCGGCAGAGGACCATCGACGTGATCGGTTGCGCCCAGCGGATCCTCGCGGCGATTGCCATGTGCCAAGCCTATGCCGACACGACCTACGAGACGCGCCAACAGGCGCAGCAGGCGCGCGGCCTCATGGTGGCGACGGTCGATCAGGTGGTCTACGACATGGAGCCGCACTGGCCGGGCGAGCATCCCGGCATGACGAACCTGATCGATGCCAGGGACCAAGCGTCGGCTGCCATGTTGCAGATGATCGCCGATCTTCAGCCGACCGTGCAGATGGAGCTGACCGAATCGATGCCGGCGCTCTATCTCGCCTACCGCATCTACCAGGACGCCAACCGCGCCCAGGAACTCGCCGATCGCAATGACGCGCCGCACCCGATGTGGATGCCGGCGAACTTCGAGGCGAAGGCATCCTGATGGCCGACAGCTTCCCCGGCTCCTCTTTCGGCGGCGGCTCTCCGGCGCAAGGCGCGGTGACGGCGCCCCTCCCGCCGGTCAGGCCGGCGGATCTCGGGACGACCAATGTGCCGACGCCGCCCTCGCGCCCGGCCGGCTTGGGAGATCCGCCGACCCAGACCAACCCGGCCCAGGCCCGCGATCTCGCCTTGGCTCCGAAGCCGGTCGGCGGCCCGCTCGACATCGTCACGCTCCTGGTCAACGGCAAGCAGTATGGCGGCTGGGAGAAGGCGACGGTGACGGCCTCGACCGACGATGCGCACCGGGCTTTCTCGGTCACGACCTCCGAAGGTCAGGGCGATCCGCCCATCCAGTGCCAGGACGAAGTGAGCGTCATGGTCAACTACAAGGATGTGATTTGCAAAGGAGTGGTGGAAGTCTACACGGCCGAGCTGTCGGCCGACACGCATGTGGCCCGGATCGATGGCGCCTCGGCCTCGGTCGACGCGGTCGATTCCTCGCCCGATCACGACTCGAACGTCGGTCCTGACCAGAACTACGACGGCGGCGCCGCGACACCCTCGGCCTCGACCGGCACGCCGGGCGGGCGCTTTCCCGGGCCGGTCATGGCGCCCTCGGTCGCCGCGATCGTCACGCCCTTCGACGACGAGGAGCCGGACGACGGCGACAGCGAGGACGGGTCGGGCTCGGGCGGCGATCAGCCGTCGAGCGACGAGGACAACGGTCGCTTCCGCGACAAGACCATCAAGGAGATCGGCGACAAGCTCGCCGATGGCTATAACTTCAAGTTCGTCGACAAGACCCAGAAGGGCTTGCAGAAGATCGACCGCTTCCAGACCCAGAACAACGAGACGATCTTCGACAGCGTCGAGCGCATCGCCCGCTCGCAGAACCTCCATCTCATCGGCTCGCCGGAGGGCGATATCGAGATTCACGACGGCCCGGAGAGCCAGTCGAACGTGGCGCTCGTCGAAGGCTACTATCCAGTCCTCAAGATCTCGGTGAGGCTCTCGACCAAGGATCGGCACCAGACGACCAAGGTCCGAGGGCAGCGGGCGCACTCCTCGAAGAAGGACGATCTCCAGGTCGAATCGAAGATCAAGGACAAATCGATCAAGAGGAAGCGCACCAAGGTCATCATCGCCGAGGGCGACATCGACACGACGCGCGCCCGGCAGCGGGCCTTGAACGATGTCAACAAGCAGCAGGGCGACGGCACGACCGCGTCGGTCGAATGCTCGGGCTGGTATGCGCCGGACGGCAAGCTGTGGCGGCCGATGCAGCTCGTCTATGTGAAATTCCCGACCGTGCATATCGATCAGACGATGGGCATCAAGGCGATCGTCTGGAACAAGGAATCGAACTCCAAGACCTATACCCGCCTCGATCTCGTCGATCCCAAGGCGCTGAACGGCGATTCGGATTCGAAATCGAAGAGCGGCTCCCAGTATAAGGTCGGCCCGGATCAGAGCTATGATGATCCAGGCAGCAGCTCCCCGGCATCGCCTCCGCCGCCGCCCGACACCGTGCCGTCGTCTTCGATCGGCGGGAGATCTCCGGGGCCGGTTTAGGAGAAAGCGATGTTCGACTTCGAGCGCGATGTCTATCGCAACATGGTTTTCCGGATGGCGATCCAGAAGGTCCTCAACCAGGACGGCGATCCGCTCCAGCAAGTCCGGGCCTCCGGCTACAAGGGTGAATCGATGGAGACGATGCGCGCCCAGCAGCATGGCCTCACCTCGGTGCCGCCGGTCGGCTCCATGGGCTTCGGGCTTTGCCTCAACGGCCGCCGCGAGAACGCCTTCATGATCGGCTGCGAGCATCCGAACCATCGGCCGACCGGCCTCAAGTCGGGCGAGTCGGCGCTCTACGACGACAAGGGGCAGAAGGTTCACGCTCAGCAGAACGGCATCAGGGTCGCCGCCGCGAAGGGCGCCCATTCGGTCGTGGTCGCCGACAACGCCCAGCACCGGGTGCAGACCGGCGGCTACAACATCTTCACGGTCGAGAGCCTCGGCAACTTCCGCGTCTTCGAGAAATCGACCAACACGTGGCACACGCCGATGTTCACCAGTTCGACGAAGCCGCCCGACGATCCGACCAGGGCTTGATCTGGATCAAGTTTCACGAGAACCCGGCAAGAACGGAGGAGGGGCGAACCATGGATCCAGGCTACTTTCCGGAGGTCGTCATTCGGGTCGCGACCGAATGCCTCGATGTCGCGCCGCTCTGGGACACCATCATGGTGGCGACGGATCCGACCACGGGCGAGCTTGTCTGCCGGGGCGAGTGGTGGATGGCGGATCCGGTCAAGGAGACGGCGAACGTGGGCGGCATGTGGGCGCAGCAGGCGCTCCTCACCGGCATCGCGCTCCAGCTTTTCTCGGACAAGTTCTCGAATTCGCCGCGCGTCAGGGGTGGTCCGGATCCGCGCGGCTGGTGGGGCGATTCGATCGACCAGCAAGGCCAGCCGGCGCTAGGCTCGGAGCTGTGGACCCTGTTCAACGGCACGCTCGACGCGACGATCGCGGCGACGGCCCGCAACATGGCGATCGAAGCGCTGCAACCCTTGCTCACCAAGAAGGGCGGTCCGGTCGCCAAGTTCGATGTCAGGGCCATTCCCGATCAGGTCGCCGGACGGCTCGATGTCGAGATCCAGGGCTTCTCCGAGGACGGCTCGACCATCTATAACCAGAAGTGGTCGTTCGCTTGGCGCCAGACCTTGAGTTTCGGTGCTCCCTATCCGAGCTTCACGATTACGCCGTAAGTCTGCTAATTCGGGGCTAACGAGGAGCCCCGATCGATGCCCTATAACCCACCTACTCTCGCCCAGTGCATCGAGAAGTCCCGCCAGGACTTTCAAGCCAATCTGCCGGGCTCGAACGCTTGGCTTTTCCCAAACAATATCGCCGTCTCGGCCAAGGTCATGGGCGGCCTCGTCTGGTCGGCCTTCCGCTTCCTGGCTTGGATCGCCAAGCAGATCCTCGTCTCGACGTGCTCCAGGGAATATCTCTACCTCCACGGGGCCGAGCTTGGCGTGACGCCGAAGGTCGCGACGCCCTCGGCCGGGCCGATCCAGGTCTACGGGACGGTCACCCTCCTCATCCCGCAGGGCAACATCTTCACCCGCCAGGACGGCTTGCAGCTCGTGACCCAGGCCGATGCGACGATCCCGCCCGGCGGCGGGATCCAGATCCAGGTGCAGACGGTGTCGACCGGGGCCTTGACCAATACCATCGCCGGCACGCCCTTGAACTACGGCCTCGCCGGCATCACGGCCGCCTCCTCGCTCGGCGTGGTCGGCGGCTCGGACGCGGAATCCGTCGAGACGTATCGTCAGAGAGTTCTCTTCAAGAAGCGCAACCCGCCGGCCGTCGGCTCGCCGGCCGACTATCAGCGCTGGGCGACCGACTATCCAGGCGTGACGCGGGCCTGGGTGACGCGCGCCCAGTATGGGGCCGGCACGGTCGGGGTGTTCTTCATGATGGATGCGACCTACTCGAACGGCATTCCGACCAATGCCGACGTGACGAACATGAACAATTATCTGATGGGCATCGCCCCGTCGGATGCCCTGGTGACCGCGCAGGCGCCGTCGCCGACCGTGATCAACATCCAGATCGCCTCGCTCGCGCCCTACACGGCGACCGTCAGGCAGGCGATCCAAGACGAGCTGCGCGGGATGTTCCAGCGGCGCAGCGCGGTCGATGCCCTGAATCCATTGACCTTCTATCGTTCCTGGATCGACGAGGCGATTTCTCGGGCGACCGGCGAGGACCGACATGACCTCGTCTTGCCGCTCGCGGACATCGTGGTCGCGCCCAAAGGCATCGCGACGCTGGGATCGGTTGCCTATACGCCATGATCGCCGAGGATTGCCCCGCACCTTCGCAAGGTCCGATCCCCTGTCCGACGACGACGGATCAGGTCCTCGACAAGCTCCGCCGCATCTTGCCGAGAGGCATCGCCTGGGTGTCGGTCTTCGACCCTCGCTCGGTGATGTATGGCTATTGGCGTGGCGTCTCGGCGACCTATTGCTGGTTCACCAACGAATGCTGCCTGATGCTGAACGAGATGTTCTGCGCCACCAGGAACTGGCTGACGCCGGATTACCTCGTGGAGTTCGGGCTGCCCGACGCCTGCACGTGCAACATCAACCCGTGCCTGCTCTATCCCGATACGCGCCATTGCCAGGATCTCGTCGAGTTCGCCTACCAGATCGGCTGGAACCTCACGTGCCGCGATCGGCCGCGCTACGTCGCTGCCTCGAATTGCGCAGTCTGCGGCTGCGCCTCGGCGTCCGACAACGAGCCTCCGGGCACGCTCGACCTCGTCGTCAACACCAAGCTCTCGCCGATCTTCAATCCGCAGCCATCGCCGATGTCCGGGCTCGCCGTTTCTGGTATTTCGATCTCGGGCTGCGAACAGGAGAGCTGCGGCACCATCGAGTCGTTGCACTGCATGATCGATAGCTTCCTGCCGGCGCATGTGAGCTACGGGCTGACGGTGACACCATGAGGGACGCGCAATGACCAATCGCTTAGGCCCAGAGGTTCGCGGCGTCGCGGCCCGCCCGTCGCCGCTTGCCGCCACGGCAAACGACACGTGGTTCAACGATTGCGTCGGCGGAGATCCGACGACCGGAACGATGTTCGAGCAATCGTTCTTCAACAATCTCCTCGGCGCGATGCGCGATACCTTCACGGCCGCCGGACCGGGCCTGCCCGTCAACGATTCGATCTGGACGCGCGCCATCCAGATGATCATCCAGGGCGGCGGCATGAATTTCGCCGCAGACACCGGCAACTCCGAGTCCAAGGTCATCGCTCTCAATCCCGCTCCGCTTGCCCTGACCAACGGCATGCGCATTTGGTTCATGAACACCAACGCCCCGAATGTCGGCACGGCGCCGACCCTCAACCTCAACGGCTATGGAGCCTGGACGATCACCAGCCGGGACGGCCTTCCACTGTCTCCGGGAGATCTCGTCGCGAGTTCCTTCCTCGAAGTCCAGTTGATCATGGGCTCGCCGAACAGGTGGCGACTGTTGAGCCCGCAGCTCGAAGACATCCTGGTGAGGGCGCCCTACATCAACCGGGTCGTCTACTTCACGGCGAATGGCACCTTCACCGCGCCGATCAGCGGATCGTGCGAGGTGATCTGCATCGGCGGCGGCGGAGCGGGCGGCGCCTCCGGGTGGACGACGGCCGGCGGCGCCTTGACCGGGAACTCCGGAGCCGGCGGCGGCGGCGGCGGCTTCTGCCTGAAGAGGATCGTCGGGCTGACGCCGGGTGCCGGCTACGCCATCGCGGTCGGGGGCGGCGGTGTCGGGGTCGCCAACGGCTACGGCACGGGCGGAGGCACCTCCTCGTTCTCCGGCCAGTGCTCGGCTACGGGCGGCCTCGGCGGGGGCGACGGCTCGCTGACGATCGGCGGTCAGGGCGGCGGCGGCTACGGCTCGGGAGGCGACATGAACCTTTATGGAGCCTATGGCGGCTTCTCGGGTCCGAACTCCTTCACGCCGACCGCGTCCGATATCGAATCGATCTACAACAAGGGCGGCCTCGCGATCGGCGGCTGGGGCGTCCCGCAGATGTGCGGCACGGGCGGCGCCGGGCTCGGCTTCGGATCCGGCGGGGCCGGCGCCTCGGGCGGTGTCGGGCTCGCGGGCGGAGCCGGTGCGCCGGGCATCGTCGTCGTCCGCTTCTAGCTAGGAGAGGAATATGAGCAAAGCAGTCCGCATCCAGGATGGCGAGGTCGTCGAGATCGTCGAGATCCCCAAGACGAAGGATGGCGAGGACCTTGAACTTTCACAGATGTTCCATCCGGGCGCCGGCTTCGTCGCGGTCCATGACGATGTGAAGGTTGCGCTGCGCGACCGCTTCGACAAGGGAGTCTTCGCGGCGCCGGAGCCTGCGCCTCGCGCCGACGACGAGGCTTGGGCCAAGGTCCGGCAGCACCGCAACTATGCGCTTTCCCAGAGCGACTGGACGATGCTGCCCGACGTGCCGGCGAGCACCTTGAACAACGACAAGCAGGCGTGGATCGATTACCGGCAACAGCTCAGAGACTTCCCCCCGACGATCACCGACATCAACGCGGAGATCGTCTATCCGACGGCTCCGCCGCTCACCAACGGCGGCTCGCCGCCCACGTTGCGCTCGAAGTCCTGAACGGAAGCTTGGTGATGAACGGAGCTTGGTGATGAACGGATCTTGCGCCGATCCTTGCAACCCGCAGAGCTTGGTGCAGCGGCTCCAGGCCGCGATCGGTGACGACTGGGGCTGGACGTTTCAATATCTCGGAAGCGACAACCAGCCGATCACCATCGGTCCCGACGAGGTGATCGGCACGCTCTACACGCCCTTCCAGACGACGCCCGTGTCGCTCGATCTGCCGTCGGGTCGCGCCAAGGTCGTCGATCAGCCGCCGATCTCCTTCGTGCTCGGGCTCGAAGAGGCAGTGACCGCGACCCTGACGCCGGACGTGAACCCGCCTGCCACCCACCTCCAGATCCAGCGTCAGGAGGCGACCTCCGGATTGCTGCGGACCATCGGTCATTTCGATCTGACCTTGCTCAAGGGCAACTCGACGCCGCAGCCGATGCGGAGCCCGTTCGGCTATCGCGATCCCCTGTCGGGCGAACAGGTCATCCTCACCGGCTACACGACAGTGGTGCCGGTGCCGCCTTAAGGAGTGGTCGATGCGGTTCCCCGCCTACTGCGATCTCGTCGACTATTTCGACCCTGCCGGGCTCAACACCTATTTGCTCGGCGTGAGGATCGGGCAAGATTACACCTGCCCGTTCCAGTTCCTGCACGCCGACGGCACGACGCCGGAGGATCAGACCGGGCGCTCCTACAAGCTCGTGATCGGGCTCAACACCCAAGGCGTCGACCAGATCGTCTTCACGGGAAACTCCAGTGATACTCTGGGAGTCGGCGGCATCCCCTCGATCTCGGCGCCTACTCCGACCAATGGCATTGTGCAGATCTCGCTTGCAGCCGCGACGACGAAGAAGCTGCCGATCGACCAGACGGCGCTCTACTACTCGGTCTTGAACATCACGGGCGGCCTCAACGAGGCGATGATCGAAGGACAGATGCAGCTTGGCCTCGGCTTGGGGGCATAACCCTATGGTCGTGCGCATCGTCAAAACCGGCATCACGCCAAGGACCAAGATCCCGATCGTCGGCGTCCCGAACCTCGGCTCGACGCCCTCGAACCCGATCGAGATCCTGGCGCCCAATCCTGCGGCTGCGGGATCTCCGCTCGGATCTCCGCCGTGGCTCGTGCAGATCATCGGCGGCGTCGGCGCGCAAGGCCCTCCGGGTGCGACCGGCGCGACCGGCGCGGCAGGTTCTCCTGGGCCTCCCGGAGCGACGGGCGGCCTTGGTCCGACCGGGCCTGCCGGTCCGACGGGGCCGCAGGGAGTGCAAGGGCCGGCCGGAGGCCCGGAGCCGAACGCCTTGCGCAACGGGCGCTTCATGGTCTGGCAGCGCGGCAACAATGTCGTCTTGCCGGGTGCGAGCGGCTTCTACTACACGGCCGACGGCTGGATGGCCTATCAGGGCGGCGCCGCGAACTATGTCGCCAAGGTGCCAAGCTCGCGGGCCGGCGTCGGTGGCCGGGCGCTCGATGCCCTGGAATTCGTCGGCATCGCCGGCAACACGGCCAATCAGCTCGCGCAGCGGATCGAGGCGGAGCTGGCGGCGCCGCTCGCCGGGCGAACCTGCACCTTTCAGGGCTATGTCTACAATGGCGGCACGGCTCCGCTGACGGTGCAGCTCCAGACGCTTTTCCCGAATGCCACGGACAACTGGGGGGCCGTCACCAGCGATATCGCGGTCACCAATCTCCAGACGATCGCGCCATCGACCACGGGGCTCGTTTCCCTGGCCTTCAATGTGAGCGCCTACGCGGTCCGGGGTTATCAGGTCATCCTCTACCTCGGTGCCCTGCCTTCGAATACCCAGGTCGTCCAGGTCGGCGAGTGCGCGCTCTTCGCGACGCCGGGCGCTACCTTGGGGCTCGCCGGGGCGCCGCCGGTTCCTTATTTCCGCGACCTCGATGCCGAGACTTCGCTCTCGCAGCGCTACCTCTACAACATGCCGGTGTCGGAATATATCTACGGCGCGCCGGGGTCGAGTTGGGCCATCTCCTTCCGCTACGATTTCAAGAGGACCATGCGAGCCGTTCCGACCTTGGTGAGCGGAGGCCATAGCTCGGTCAGCTCGGCCGTCGGCTCGATCACGGCGCTCGCGCAGAACCAGGATTTCTGGTCTTACGAGTATGTCGCCAACACCGGCACCAACCTCACCTGGAATTTCGGAGGGCTGTTCTCGGCAGAGCTATGACAGGCTTACCAACCCCACCGACCGGCCGCCTTGCAGGCGCCCCGCCTTGGCAAGTCAAGGTGCTGGCGCCTTCGTCGCCCGCCAATCCGAGCGGCCTCGTTGCCGGCACTCCGCCCTGGGTCGTGCAGATCGCGGGCGGCGTCGGGTCGCCCGGCGCTCCCGGCGCCACGGGTGCGACCGGGCCGACGGGCGCCACGGGGCCGGTCGGCTTGCAGGGCGCGACCGGGACGCCCGGCGCTCCTGGCGGCACGGGACCGCAGGGGCCGCCCGGACCGACGGGTCCGACGGGTCCGACTGGCGCTGCCTCCTCGGTCGCAGGCCCGACGGGACCGACGGGCGCGACCGGGCCGGCCGGACCCACCGGGCCGACGGGACCGACGGGCGCGACTGGCGCGGGCACGCCAGGGACCAATCCGCCCTTGATGAACGGCGCGGTCGCCGTCGGCACGGCACTGCCTTACAGCCGCGAGGATCATGTTCATCCAACCGACACAAGCCGACAACCGCTCGACGGTGACTTGACGGCCATCGCCGCGCTTACCGGCGCGAACACGATCTATTATCGGCAGGCAACGGACACTTGGTCGCCAGTGACGATCGGCAGCGGTCTGACCTTCACGGGCGGCACCCTGACGGCATCGTCGAGCGGCACGACGCCCTACCGTTTCCAGACTGCGACGGCTCCGCCACCAGGAAACGGCAATATCCGCTTCAACGCCGCGACGCCCGCCGCGACGACCACGCTCTACATCAACAACGTCAACGACGCGGGCACCGATGTCTCGCGCGTGCTGCTCAATCTGAGCGTCGGCACCAAGATCGTCATCCAGGGGCAGTCGACCGCGACCGATTATGCCGACTTCACGGTCGCCAGCACGCCGGTCGCTAATACCGGCTACGTGTCGATCGGGGTGACCTATCTCGATTCGGGCGGCGTGATTTCGAACAACGAACAGATCATCTTGGCCTCGGTCGGCGCTGGCACGGGCGGTGGGGCGTCACCCTCGACCGCGAATCCGCTTATGAACGGGGTCGCGGCTCCAGGCACGGCGCTCCCCTACAGCCGCGAGGATCATGTCCATCCCGTGGATACGGGCCGCGCCCCGCTGGCGAGCCCGACCTTCACGGGCGATCCGAAGGCTCCGACGCCGGCCGCTGGTGACAACGACACCTCGATCGCCACGACCGCTTTCGTCACGAGCGCCGTCGCTGCCGGCGGAGGCGGCCTCTACAGCGGCGGCATGCGCAACCTCATTATCAACGGCGATTTCCAGATCGACTCGCGCTACGCCTTCAACGGCGTCTCGGTCGGGACCTCGGACTTCATCGGCGACCACTGGAACGTCCAGGCATCGCAAGCCTCGAAATTGACTGCTTATTGCGGGGTCTCGGCCTCGACGATTGGCATTCAAGGGCTCTCGCGGGTCTACCAGTTTATCGTCTCGGGAACCGTGCCGTCGCTCGCGGCGGGCGATGTCTTCATGATCCAACAGCGGGTCGAGGGATTTATCGCGTCGCGGCTCAACTGGGGCAACTCGGGGGCGCTCCCGGCCACGATCTCGCTGTGGATGTATTCCTCGATCGCTGGCACCTATCCGATCAGCTTCAGGAACAGCGCCGGTAACCGCTCCTATGTGACGACGGTCACATTCGCCGCTCCCGGCTGGAACAAGTTCACGGTGACCATCCCCGGCGATACGACCGGCGCGTGGCTCTACACGTCAGGCATCGGGATAAGCGTCGCGATCGGGCTCGCCCTCGGCTCGACCTTCCAGGCGCCCTCGGCGAACTCCTGGCAGGCCGGGAACTATATAACGGCTCCCGGTTGCGTGAATTTCATGGCGACGAACGGAGCCGGCATCTATCTCGGCCAGATCCAGCTTGAGGCGGGTTCCGTCGCCACGCCTTTCGAGTATCGCCACATCGGCGTCGATGCGACGCTGTGCTCGCGCTACTTCCAGAAAGTGATCGGCCCGGCAACCGGCATTCAGGTCCAGGGCTATCAGGCGGCCGGCGGGACGATGCTTCAGCTCGTGACCTTCCCGGTGATGCGGCAAACTCCCTCAGGCTCGATGGCCGGCCTGCTCGGCACCTGGACGACTTCGAACTGCGGCGCGCCGAGCTTCTCGCCGCAGACGCCGTCGAGCGCCTTGCTCTACGCGGTCGTCACCGCGCTCGGCTCGGCGTCGTTCGCGAATCCCGCCAATGGCGGCTACCAGTTGGATGCGGAGCTATGAACGGTGCCGTCGAGGAGGTTGGCCAGACAGCTCGCAGCGTTGTCGTGGGGCTCGCGTCCCAACCCTTGATCCTCGCCCTGGTGTTGCTCCAGGTCCTGACCTTCGCCGGGGTCATGTGGATGAGCACGCAACGTCAGGATCACTTCGACCGGCAATACCGCTTCATGCTGGAGCGCTGCCTGCCGGGCAAGGCGGGAGCCAAAGAGGCTGCCGAATAGGGAGGTTGATCATGCCGGGTTTCTCACAGTCGTCTCTGAAATACCTCGGCGAATGCCATGCGGATCTCCAGAAGGTCGCGCACGAGGCGATCAGGACCTACGACTTCAAGGTGATTTGCGGTCACCGTGGCAAGGAGGCGCAGAACAAAGCCTATGCGGCCGGCAACTCCAAGCTCAAATATCCGGACTCGAAGCACAATAAGGCGCCGTCGCTCGCCATGGATTGCACGCCCCACCCGCTCGACTGGGAGGACATCGCGGCCTTCAAGGCGATGGGCGAGGCGATCAAGTCGGCCGCCCGCCGGGTCGGCGTCAAGATCTCCTGGGGCGGTGACTGGAAGAGCTTCAAGGACTATCCCCACTTCGAATTGCCATGATGCCTCAAGGAAGCCCTGGGAAGCCCCAGGACGGCCAAGCCCGTTTCCGGCTAGGGTCCCTCGGGCGAGGGGCTCCTCGCCTGCCGTGCCCTGCCGCTGCCAGGATTTTGGGGCCTTCTGGCGCTCGACCTCACCCGCCCACCATGAGAGGAGCCAACGATGCCCGGTCATCCAGTTCCGCCGCCGCCCGAGCCGGAGAAAGATCCGAATTTTCCTCCGGCCCACCCGGTCTATCCGTCCGAGCTGACCGGCGAGCCTCCGGCGGAGCCTCCGGCCGCGCGCATGCCCGATAAGCCGGAACCCGACGAAATCCTCGCTTTGTCATAATCCGAATTAGTCATGGGGAGCCCTTGTCTAGGTTTGAACGTTCACGTATATGCTGCTGGAGCGAGCGCCACCAGCATTCGCTTTGAACGGCCCAGGCTTGAGAGGATGGGAGTCCCCTTTCGCCGGGCCGTTCTTATTTGCGCAGCTGGAGCGGCGTCGCCGGAAGGATCAAGCCACATGACCATCGTCGAGCGGATCGCCAAAATTATAAGCACAGGACGATACAGACCAGATGTCCTCAGTCGGGAAATGGCCAAGTGCATTTACTCCGAGATCATCGGGCCGATCGAACGAGTGCGCGACGAAGCTTTGCGTCAACTGCGCATCGGCATGGACACAGAGCGGAAAGCCCTCGCGCAGTGTGTCGCGGTCGAGCAGCGAGCTGAAGCCGCTGAGCGCCGCTTACCGGAAGTCGAGAAAGAACGGGATGAGCTTAGAGAAGCATTGAAGCCATTTGCTGACGAGGCCACTGCTTGGAAATCTGACGCGCCTGATGACTATAATGTGGGGTTTGTGCCTCATCATATAACGATTGGCGACTTTCGCCGAGCCTATAATCTCGTAGGAGGCAGCGCCCAGCCAGCAACAGAAATAGGGGCACTGCGTAAGATCAGTGCCCAGCCAGATGTGACCGTCGTGCTGGTCAGCCCGCATTGAAGCGCTCTTCGAGGATGATGGTGCGCATGGCCTGGACCGCGTGCAGCC